GGGCGCAGCGTAGGGTCGAGTTGGGTGACATTTGTCTGTACCCGTTCACGTTGCCCAAATAGGTCACTCATTTCAAATCTCCTTTACCCATGCGCGAGGTCTAAAGCCCATTTGCCGTGCGCGTTTTTCCCAACCTCTGCGCCAAGTCCTAAATTCCAAATATCTGGCGTTACCCTGTTTGGCAATGCCTTCAATATGTTTTAGGGCTTCATCGGCTACCGGCTCAGACTCCGACCATGCGACGGAGATTCCTACGGTGTCACCCAATGGCTCTAGTATAAACATACACGCCGGTTTGTTAAATAGATAACCGACCCAAAGCATTGCATTTTGATTGAAACACTGGCAGTAAACCTCCTCTGGCATCCATTGCTCAGGAGATTTACGTTGTACTAAGGAAAGTTTTTCTCTAACCCAAGGCCAAACAGTCTTGAGTTCTGTCGGGTTAATGTATTTAACCGACAAGCACATATCCATAAGTTTTGTCCGCTGTACTGTTTGCCCAATGTGTTAGCGTTGCGCTACCTTGCGTTTGCGAACTGGCATAAACATTGGTTGTGGCGTTGGGCGCTACATAACTGACTGTGAAGATAACAGCAGGGATTGCGGGGCGAGGTATTGCACCATCAGCCGCATAATGCTCAAGCGCAATATCTACGCTAGATACAGCGCCAGCGATTTCTACATAATCACCGGCATTCATATCCAAGAAAGTATTCATTGTGCCAACAACATGGCTATAAACAAATTCAGACTTTCTTGCTGGAACATCAAACCGTCTGCCAGAGCGAACAATGTCAGTTCCATTTACACGAAACCAGATATCCGCATATTCGATGGCATTTGACTTGTTAACCAGTTGCAAAGAAAACTGTACGTTATAAATCCCTTCGTTACGCACATTGATTCTGCTGGTGTCTGATAGATACACACCATTGGAAAACTCAGTTGTATCAAAAGAGACAAGCGCAGTAGAGCCTGTACTAGGCGCTGTTTGGTCATTGTTGTTCGTAAACTGACCATAAGGCGCTGTATCTGCGAAAGCAGCAGCAGAGAACGGCACTAGGATGATTTTTGTATCAGATGAAATACGTTCATCGTAAAGCGTCGTAGTTGTAGCGTTACCAGTAGCAAGCGTGATAGTGCCTGTGTTATTGGTCTTGCCATCCATGATTCCACGGACGATTTCGGCAACCGCACGTTGGTCACCGCCGAATGGTGGTAGGGTACGAAAAATCATCGTGTGCCTGCGTTAGAAAGGTCTACCTCTACCCCGGTAACAGCAGTCCAGTTACCCGAAGGAGAGACACGGATTCTGTGATAGCGTCCCACACTACGTTGCGGAGAGCGACCATCGCTGTTGGTAGCCACGGCGGAACCGAAAGAAGGATTCGCAGAAAGCAGATTCCGAGATGCCACAGATACGGTTGCAGAACCGTTATCCACCATAGGTCTAACCATAGAGAGCATCGTGACATTGCCTGCATTGATATCACCCGTAGTGATTGAAGCAGTAGCACTAGCGCCTGTAAAAGTAACAATCTTTTCACCATCAGTGCCAGCAAGCAGAAGGTCGCCACCAGACCATGTGCGGTCATCCCAAGACGTAGTGATTGAGTCCACAGTGCCAAACGCATCCAGACCTTCAAGCGTGATAGCAGCGGTCATGCCAGAGGCAATCTTGTCAGCAGTTGTAGTCCCGTAAGACCAGCGCTTGATTTGCCAGTGGTAAGCAAGGATGGATTGACCGCCTTCTGCGTTACGATAGCACCACAGCACTAACGCACGAATCGGGTCTACAGCAGCAGACATTTCTGCAATCTGTCCAATGTTGGCATCATTGAAGAAGAATCGGTCTACCTTCTCTGCACCAATAGGCACTACGTTCTGACCATCACACGAGTAGAACCCATCGTCAGACAGGAAGTAAGTTGTGCCACCGTATTGAGCAATCGAGTTTTGCTCAAAGCAGCCTAGGTTCCTAGAGATTGCGTCGAACTGGAAGAAGAACGGTGAGCCAACATAACTCATCCGCACAATGGCTTTTTCCGTAAGCACAAGCCCAAACTCGCCACCAGTGATACCACGAATGTCCCCACCGTCAGCAATGTCTTGAAAATCAGACTGGCTGGTAGGGCCGCTAGTCCAGTCGGTCTCATCATTGATATCAGACCATTGCACACGAGTCGGGTAAGTGCCAGCGCCAATGTTTGCAGCGACTACAAAATCGCGCACAACAGTCAGGTACTTGGCAACAGGAGCAGATGCGTCCACGTCACCCCATACGGTAGACGTTCCAATCGTCCAATACTGAATCTTCTCCTCGTTGTTAGCGCCAAGAAGTACGCCACCAAACTGAGTGAAGTTCCAGCGGTCTCCAGACGGGGTTGCATATCCGCCTACCTTGGAAACGTCATCCATGCTTAGGTCGGATTGGTCAAACTTGAATAGTTTGGTCGCTCCACCAGCAAATATTTCCGTACTCGCTCCACTTTTTCCTGCAACAACATTGTTAAGTGTTTCTGATGCAGCAGCCGAATAATCGACTGCTGTAGGGAATGGCGCGTATCCACTAGCAATCGGATAAACATTTTTCGCCTCCGTAAGATTCCCAGCCACACCGGGCTGGTCAGGAATCCACTCACCAAAGTTTATTGCTGTTCCCATTGCTCACTTCCGCTTGAAATGACAGTCCAAATGTCTGAACTTGTTGTCACAGGAGTCCAAGTATTAGATGAATCGGTAACTAAGACCCATTCATCCCCGAGAATCCGCCCCTGCGCTGCAAACACTCCAGAACACGAAATTGAACCCACAGCAGAGAAGATTGCGTTACCGAGAGCACCCACAGTAGCCACAGCAGAAATGCTGGCACTACCAGCCGCAACAAACCCACCAGTTGCCGATACAGTCGCTTGAGCATTTATATCTCCCTGAGCAGTTCTCTGACGCACACCGTCAGCAGTAGTTGAACCAGAGGTGGTTACACTGGCATCACCAAATCTAAGCCGTACACAAGCAGCAGATAGGCTCCCAGAAGCACTTACAGAGCCATTTCCAGCGTATACGGCATTTGCAGCCGCTGTGAGGCTCGCTGTTGCGTTTACAGAGCCAGTTGATAGTCTGACCCTAAAAGAATCACTAGAAACGATTGCAGAGCCTTGTACGGCCCCACCTGCAAAAGTGATTCGGAACGCAGCAGCGGTAACATCAGCAGATGCAGAAATAGCACCAGATGCGAATCTATCCCTGAATGCGTTTGCAGATACGGTTGCCTCTGCGTCTATGCTTACAACAGCGCCTTGTATACGCTGACCGTCGGCAGCAACAGATGCGCTTGCAGAGATTGACGCTGGATTTACGTCAATAATGCAGCAAGTGTTCCAAATCGGGTCATCTAGCGAAAACGCTAGCGTGTCGATATTTCCGAAGTAGTCGAGTTGCTCAAGTACCCAAGGGCCACAGACTCTATCTGCATACCAAGTATTGTCGAGCGAATACCCTAGAGAATCTAAATCCCCACGGGAATCCAGTTCTTCTAGGGTAAGTGGCGTCATGCAAGTGTCACGCTCAGGCTACCGGAGGCAATCTTGAAGATATCTCCGCTTTCGATTACCTTCGACGAATCGAGGGCGGTGTGGAACAGCATATTGCCAGTCGATACTGCATCCCAAATCCCAATATGGGACACGGTTCCCCACGAGCCAGTGGCTTGCGGGAACTCGACTGCCGCGCTATTCGTAGACACACCATCAGAGGGAGCGCCCATCGTGACAGAGGTACGAGCATACGAACCGCCCGAGACTTCTGTGCCAGTGCCAGCGTCAGTCGGGTCAGCAGTGTGCAGCGAGACAAAGCAAGTGGTGGGGCTGGTGTACGAAGTATTGCGGAGGACTGCGTTAATCAGCGCATTCTCCAAGTAATTGCTCATTTCAGACATTTTGGACTCCTATCGAGTGGCAACAGACATTGCAAGAGGCGATGCAGAATATTCGCCTTGGTCATCGCTAGTCTGGATGTTAACTACAGCACGGTCATACAAACCAGCCCATACTTGAATTCTTGCGTCATTCATCAGATACGGCTCTGCTTCTGCAAGCGAAGCATAAAGCAGCGCATCAGGGCAGTTAGCAAGAAAGGTATTAGAAGTATTTGAATCACTCAGGAAATCAGGTTTTGCGTAATACAGCATCTGAACCGTGTAAGCGGTATCGGGAATGGGTGCAAATTGAAATTCAGTTGCCAGAATCGTGTATTGACGAGGAACGCCTGATTCAGCAGTACGACCATTCCGATAGAAAACGCTTGGAGCCAGATACTCAAGCGGATACACCGGATTGCCATCCAGATGCACATCCCTCAGTTGAAGGAAGTCTGACGGCAGAGCAACAGTGGAATCTCCGGCAGTTGTGGTTGTGGTAACCACCTTGAGCATCTGACGGATACGCAAGTCACGGCGCATCCGTTGTTCAGCAAGTTGGATGAAGTCAGGAATAACCGAAGTCAGGTCAGACCGTGCGAGATAGTTCGCTACGGTTGTCTTGAGGTCAGAATAGTTACTTAGGGCCATTGTTAAATTCCTCTAGCGTTTCGTCTTCTACGTCTGCCCAGCGGTGTTCCCTAGCACCTACATGACCAATGTGCATCGACAGTTCGTGGTCTACAAAAGTGTCGTATCCAGCATCCTGAGCCTTGATGCAGAAATGCACATCCTCACCGATAATCCCACTCTTGCCCCAAGGCGCGTCAAACCACGGCTTCGGGACTGCTTCAAATACTTCCTTGCGAATCAACACAGCACCAAAACCGATAGCAGTGACCTTCTCAATACCTTGCTTGCCACGGCTATCAATCTTTTCCCACCAATGAACCTTCTTGCCATCTTTTTCTTCAATGTG